TCTATTTCTCCTTTATAAAATATTATTTACGCTGGCGCTGAAGGATCACGGGAAACCCAATCAAAACTATTCAAATTCTCAGTATTGCCAGAAGTCAATTCCATTGATTGACATGGTGTGACAAGAAGTAATTCAGTAGTAGCAGTTGTTTTGACAATTGCGAAATGGGTGGCCGTACCAGTATTTGTGACAGTAACATCATTTTGAGCAGAAACAGTCAATTTTCTACCATCAATATCACCATCTTGAACTGTATAATCACCATTTCCATCACCAGGAGTCAAAGTTGTTTCCATCAACATATAAGTGGATGTAGCTTCCGTATATGTAGCAGGTGCAGCAGAACACACACACAGTTTATCACCATTATCAGCTACATAATTCAAACTTGCATCCAGCGCATTATCACTAAGAAATCGTGCCATGTTATTCTCCTTAAAAAATTATTGTTATTGGTCTATTTTGTGATTCAATTTGAAAAGTGCCAGGGGATAGTTCATTTACTGTTTTTAAATTTTCCGGGTACAAACCTTCCATCACCTCTGTTTCACTTAATACATTAATAACCTCCATATTTAAAGGATGCAATACAAAAGAAGCTTTTTTAATCTCATTTATTGTTTCTAAATTCTGTGTATAAAAAGATTTAAAACTTGCTTCTGGTAATTCATTCACTGTTTCAAGATTATTAGGGAATACTGTATAAGTGATAAATAAAACACGTTCAATTTCATTTTCAACCCATGAATCTAAAGGCATAAGCCCTGTAAAAACTTCTTCCAATTCATTTATAACATGGGATTCTAATGCACGTAGTAAACGTAATACCTCAGCTTCTGTTAATGTATTTATTACTTCTAAACTCTCTGGTTCAAGACCAGATGGTTTTGTATATAAAATCTGCACCCGTACCTGACTTACCTGAGCTTTGGGTTCAGTTGCGGAAGCAGCCAAGACCTGAACCCTAGCTTGGCTTGCTTGAACATTCCCAAGAGCAGGCTCAGGTGCACTGTCAGTCCCTGTGCCTACTGAAAACCAATCTATCCAACCGTCATAATAAGAGCTACTTTGATATTGAGCAACGCCTACCCATCCGGAGGTAAGATTAGTCTCTGTAACCTCTGCTTGCCAAGTTGAGGGTTCAATTTCACCATCAATCCAAGCTCGGGCTTTTACAGATGTACCGCTAACTTGTAGTCGCACCCAATACCACGTATGATCAGAAACAGAGATCAAACTTACATCTGAAAAAGAATTCCCATAACCGCCAAGCTTTAACTTATCAACAGTAAAACGTAGATGTATAGATTCTTCGCTTCCTTCTGAACCACCCCCTCTTGCTACTATAAATGCTGAATAAAAAGAAGCATCATTAGACTTTACTTTTGCCAATATCTCACAATCAGCAACTTCACCAACATCATCCCAAGCTAGACCACACCTATCGACAGACGTGTTGTATGTACGAAGAACATACCCTTGACCAGGATTTTCGGCATCTTCAACAGTGAAATCTTGGTTCGTTGTGTTCCACTTTTTTGTCCAATCACTCGGTTGGGCTTCAAGCGTATATTCAGAAAAGTCAGTTGAATATTGTGCCATATCAGCTCTCCAGCTTTACGCCAAACTCAGCACCATCAACCTCAGATTTGGACCAGGCACTTGCTGTTGCTGGATTTTGTTGCAAAATATGGCTTTTAATAGACCAACCCGTTAACAAGCTTTTCTCATCACCTTCATAATCAGTAGAAGATATGCGAGATATTGGTTTGATAGTACGAAACCCTAGTGTGTCTTTTTGAGCAGCTATACTCACCTGCACAGCATGTATTGTATCAACCTCAGAATCAAGCGCAGCAAATTCATACGCATCTTTATGGCCGACTGTACTTGACTCGACATAATCAGTATCATTTAATGGGTCTTCGTCAACACACTCATAATTAAAACCCGCACTCGGATTAAAATCTGTATGTGTACCATCGGCATTAGGTAAGACGGTATCTATAAATAATTCACCCTCTGGAAATTCATTTTTAGCTACAAATATATTATCGACATAACCATTTAATCCACCGGCTATTCTTATGGAACTAAATGTTTCAAGTGATAAATATGTGGTATCAACATTTTCAGCATCAAATACAAGATTGCCATCTAACCAAACCTGAAATATGCCCTCTGTATTGTGATTTTTAAACTTTATTTTTATATAATGCCAAGTATTCTTTTGAATACATGCTCCAGTAGAATAACCCTTTGTAAAACAATATTCTACAAGTAATTCTCCCGAATTTTTGTCTTGATAAAGCCTATTAACCGCATAGGTAGTTAAAATGAACTCACATAAATAGGATGAAAAATCTTCTTGATAATAATGAAAACCGACTGTTACATAATCAGATGTTGTTATTTCTTCTATTGGTATTATTATACCATACTGCGTTCTAACTTTACAAGATTTCGTGCCTGTCCTAACTTGTGTGGTTGATATTGCATTATAAGTTGTGGAATCAATAGATATTCCTAACTTGTATAAATCTTCATATCCAGTATTTAGACCCTCAAATCCTTCCATGAAAAGAATAGACATTATAACCTCTCTATACTACTTTCGTGCCTTTTAATATAATTGTCATACCGGCCCAACTCAAATCTTGTGAGCTTGGAAAACAAAACGACAATCTATCTCCAGCACTAAATGAAGTTGAACTTGCTGCGGAAAATGAAGCGGTTGTACCACTAGCAGAAACTGTCATTGAACCAAATGATGAACCATTTTTCTTGAAATCAACTGTTACTTCAGCATCTGGTGCTGTCTGAGCATGGTAAACAGAACCTGTTAGATCAGCAGGAAACGTAACAGCAAATGGGAAAACAATATTGTAAATCTCATCTGATGCTGGTTGTTGATTTGTTGGGTAAGAAACACCAATTGCTGTTTCTTTTAAAGTGTCCAAATCTGTTTGTTCAGCATAAGTGACATGTTCGTGTTCTAATGGTGCTCTTTCACTAATAGCTTCGTCCAACTGCGCTAATGGTGCATTTAAATCTGTTGTATTAGCTCGATCAACATTAGGCACTAATGGATCATGGTGATAAGTGCTCATTTCATACTCCCAAGAATATTATGAACAACAGGCTTTAAATTATCAGGTAAATTTTCCATTGTGTTTTTCATTACTTTTTCTGCCTGTTTGTTTCTATCTGTTGTTTTTTTCATATTATCATAATAAATTTGTTCCTGTCTTTCCAAACATTCACGAATACGTACAAGTTCTTTATATATCTTTTCAAGTTCCATAATACTTCCTTATTGTTATCTTATAAATTTTCAAAAAAAGTCTTATACGAAGGATAATCTGTATTTATTTTAACTTTTACATTATATGCTGCTGGCTTGGCATTATTCGTAAACTCACAACAAATCCATCTTCCAGCAGCATTCCAACCCTTATAATCAATTTTATAATCAATAATTGGATATGATTTATAACCACCACCACCTATATTAATTACACCATCGCCTTGTTCAAGTTCTGTTATTGTCATAGAACCACTTTTAATAGCAGATGATGGTGCATCATCTAAAGAGAACTTTAAATCAGACTCTGAACTGCCATTTATTGAAAATTCTATTGATCTTGTTCCAATAGGTATAAAAATACTGAATTTAGATCCATCTGTTATTGGATCTAAAAACTCTAAATAGTACAATGTGACTGCCACTTCACCTTGATTTACATCTGGATAATTATTGTATATTGACAATTCTGTATATCCAGAGGGGGGGCTTCCTTTTTCAAGAGATACACCATCATTAAGATAATAAGGATGACTTGTATCTATATTACGATAAAATCCATAATATAAAATTGGAACTTTTCCATCACTAAATTCAAATTTAACCCATTTACCACTTGTCCACCCTGATGTATCAATAGTTCCAGGAAGTATGTCAAGTTGTTTATAACTATCATTCCCGCCATAATAAAATTTTCTAGGGGGAAGTGAGCTATATTCTGGAATATCTGATATTATAGTTAAAATAGATTTCCAAGCACCAAGAGTCAAATTAACACTTCTAGTGCCAGCAGGTATGTATATACTAAATCGAGAACCGTCTGGATCATCATCAGCTTGATAATGTTCATACATAGCAATTACATTAATCGTACCAGTATTAGCTTCCGGCCATTCAGACCATTCTTTTAGTTTTAACTTCAATTCAGGATAACCATCAGGTGGGTTTGTGTAATCTGTACTTGGAGAACCCACATTATCACCAGTAGAACCATCATCTATACCAGTTTCTTCTCCTATATCATCATTTACTGGCATGATATTAGTAGGATCATAAGGCTCAAATAGAAATATATATCCAGGAGTTGTCAATTCAGTGTCTGCACATGTAAATTGAAAGAACACACTTTCCTCAAAATAATATCCTTCATCTATTTCTGTATCACCTTCATAATAATATAAAGAATCCGCTTCATCAACCGAACAAGGTTTCCTAGTATATTTCCAAATGACTTGGTGATTACTATCACCTGTATACTGATAACCTTTTGTTCTCGTATAACAATTATAACCATCTAATCTATTAACAAAACCACTTTGAAGTTGGGGGTCTAACTCACCTGTACCACTTGTCATTATAGCATTTATTTTAAAACCGTCTCCTTCTTTATAAATTGGATTTTCATTTTGATCCAAAATACTAACAGTAATTGTGATTTCATCATTCAAATTATAGGAATCTGTACTCGAAAATTCTGCTCTAATATAAGTAGGAACAGGTGTATAAAATTCTTGATTTATATCAGAAATAGTAATCTCAGTCATACCATAATACAATAATATTGTTCCTAATAATACATGACTATTTGGTATTTCTGGAACATCAGGCCATTTTGACATTTCACCTTTCGTATAAGTAATAACACCGTCTATTCCTACTGATATAGCATCATATCTAAAATATCCAGGAATATCAGGAGGCGAATCAATTTCAATAATATATGCAATATCTCCTAACAGCATTCCACCAGTTTCTGGTAAGAGAAAACCACCTGTTTCAGGAAGTACATAGTCACCTGACAACGTATAGTATGTTCCAGCAATCCTATATGTGCCTGGTTCTACTTTTATAGACATTGATTCTGGATCTGTAGGAACAACGTCACAACCAGTTATAACAGCATCTTCCCCAAGCGTTATAGGAGGAGTAACACTCCCATAAACAGGTGAGGGGATATTACGCCCAAAACCACTAACTTCTAATCTACCTCTATTACCCCCCACAAATGTTAAACGGACAGCATTTCCAGGTTTTAAATATTCTGGTTTCTTTTTCCAATTTTCAGGAAAATGAGCAGTAACAAGTTCATCACTACCTTGTATTTTTACACGACATAAATGTTGATCAGATAAAACATCCCATAAAATTGCATCTTGTGATTCAGTTCTTTGATTTATGTGCTTTTGTAAACTGCGGCCCAGGAATTTCTTTTGATATAATTTCATGTCAAAACCCACCCTTCTATTTCATCCCAAAACCCACCAGAATCTTCATTAAAGTCAAATGAACGGGATAGCTTTGTAATAAAAATGGTCGTATCTAACTGTGTATATGGATGAGGTATAACAATGATATCCCCTTGTTCGTCTCTTAAATCAGCAACCTTTTTTAATTGTGCTCGTCTTCTCTGCATTTGAGCTATTGATAATTCATATTCAGCAACATCTTTACACTGTACTACTTCATAACATAAAGGATCAAAATACCTTTGTTCAACAATTGCATTTATTTCTTGTTGGTGTTCTAAATCGTCAACTGTTGATTGTATAAGTCTCTGAACCTTACCAATCGGTTGTGCATGTACTCGATATTGATAATTACCAACACTCCCCAAAACCATTATAGCTGATACTAAACCACCCTTTTCTAAAAGTCTTCCTAATGGAATTGTCAATCCACCCCAAGTAGGAGCAATATCACCAACTGCTGTGCCAGCAATATATGCAGCAATTGCGGCTAATAATACAGTGATTAAACTCGGTGCTTCAATTACCACAGTACAATATAATTGATACGGATCATTATCAAGTAATTCTTCATCTATATCTCCAGCTAATTCAAAAGCAATTCCAGTTGTTGATTCAATTACTTCAAGCCTTGGATTTTGACATCTTCTTGATTTATCCTCACTATAATATACTGTAAAATCTTTTTTATACCCCCACCAACCAACAGTTCCAGTTAATGTAGTTATTGGTTCTTCTGGATATACAACTTCAATATCATTCTTTTCCTGAGCCTCAATAGTGACTCTATTTGTAAAATCACTATATGTATCGTCAGGGCCAAATTCAACGATTTTTGTCCTATTAGAATATGTATGTGAAACGCCCTTTTCTGCTGAAAGAGAATCAGAAGTTATTAAACCATTTACATCAAATTTCAAAAAACAACCATAACGGTTATAAATCTGATCAACAATTTCTTGTAAAGATGTATCCAGCCATTGATGACTTATATTAACTCTATCTAAATTATTAAAAGTGAAATCAGCGAAATCATCATCAGTTAAACCGCCATAGGATTTTAGTATTTCTTTCACTGCATATTCAGGTTCAACTTCAGAAAAATTTTGTGTTGTTCTGACAGTAGAATGCTCCCACATAACCCTTTTATCTTCGGCAACAACCTGCATTATTGGATATGATTCTCTACTATGGGACATGCTTAATTCAGTTACTAAATAAGTGCCTTGAGCTTGCCAATAATCAACATCATCAATTTTCTCACCAAATGATAATGTGATCTTTCTGCCTTTTTTAAGCTTTGTATTTAAAAGAGAATTCAAATTAAAAGGATCAAATAAATGCCCATGTGTTACAGCAAAAGTAACTCTTCCTGGTGTATTATCAATACTCTCTTCTCTTACAACTGGTTCTGACTGAGCGAGGTAATCCCTTATATCAAAACTACCTTCTTCTTTTGCCCATTTTATCTGTTCATCTGTTGTGCTTGTCCAAAATCCATATAATCCTAAATCATCAGGATCAATTGCGGTAGCCATGTCGTATTCATAAGTTCCATTGGTCAAAGCACTAGGTGTATCAAAAGACCAATCAGTCGTTTTAGTTCCAGAAGCATAATGTACTTGTCTGAAATTACCATCTAATGAATACATAGCAATTCCAGCAGTTGACGATACTCCACTCCAATACCAACCTGCAAAAACATTATTGTTTAATTGATCAACAGAAATTGTATAAATGTAATTATATTTTTCGTTAAATGGACAGAACCCTGGAATTTCATCTGAATTAAAAACCTCCCAAGTTTTAGAAATCATATCAAATTTTAGTATATTTTGCCCTTCACTTATCATTATCAAAGAATTTTCAGATTCTAAATATGTAAATTCTTTTAAATTGTAATTATTAACCGTAGCATACGTGGGTCTATGATATGTAATATTATTATTACTCAAATCCAATTCCATCAATCCACGTCTATCTTCTTCAGTAGCATCAAAAGAATAAACAATACCAGCATACAAAGTCGAACCATCATAATAAATTGATGGACACACACCAAACATACCACCTGAAACTCTAAAACCATTTAAAGGCAACTTTGTTATTTCAGACTTTCTTAATTCTTTTTCAATTCCTCCTGAACTTATATTAATTAAAAGTCCTTTAAGATCAGTTCTATACATCCAAGGATGGCCCTCACCAAAAGTAATAACTATTGAATCAAGACTTTCATCTATAAAAAATGATGAACCATATGCTAATACCTCAACATAATCTTCATTAAAATATCTGGTAAATACAGAATGAAAATTATAAGGTCCAGATTCTTGTGTTAAATCAATATATCCAATATGCATCCAGTAATTTGATAAAGAGTATCCTTTATGAAAAAACAACCACATTTTACCAGTGTCATTATCTATTGTTACTTCTGTTAATTTTTCATTTTCTTTATATGGCTCATAGCCCTCAACATTTATTTCCAATCCATGCTGAACATAATCATACAACACATAATGACGAATTGAGTTCATTTCAGTATTTATAACAGCAAACACACCATTTGAATGGGCTGGACAATAATAAATTCCATCACCAATATGATTAGCATCACCTGTATGGTTTTCATTTAAATATTCATTAAAAGCTGGCACAGTATTATATGACCAACAATTTGTTATTTCCCAAGAATCAACGTCTATTTCTAATGCTGCTCTTAAATTCTTAGTTCCCACATAAACATATCTATCAGCAAAATAAAGCTTTCTTGTGTTGTTATTGAAATAATTACCAGTTGCATTTCCTGCACTATTACCACAATAACCACTTGTATTTTTAGTTATTGATAAAACATTTTTCACTTCAGTAAAAGTAAAAACACTTTCATTTTCTGATTTTTGTTGTAAAGTAGGATGTTCGGCTGTGGTAGAAAATGTATCATAATTTGTAAGCTTTTCTGGAGCAGTCCATGTTAAACCATTATCAGAACTCACCATTTTATAACAATTTGTTAATTCTGCTCCATTATCACCATACTCCTCCACATAATCAAAAAGCAAATGTACATCACCATTCATCTCCACAAATATATATGGATTATCAACTTCTCCAGTTCCTAATCCATGACTTATTGTACTTTCAACACTCCAAGTAATAAAATCACTTGAAGTTCTTTTATATATAGAACTGTTTTCATTTACATAAACAAGCAAATAAGTATCATCAGGCATCCTTTCAACAAAAAGATTTGTTAAATTTGTAAAACTCAAATTACCTTCAGATACCAATTCACCTTGAACAGTCAAAATTTTATAACCAATATAATAAGTGTTATAATCTCTATATTTGAAAATTAGGCCAATATTTCCATTTGTTAATTCACAAAGATCAGCAATTATGTATTCATCACCATCATCTGAAAAGGTGACAGGAAAAAATTCTGTTCTGCTTGTATTTGTGTATGTATAACGTAAAGTACCACCATACACAGTAACAATTGATAAACGACCACTTGAATGTGTTATTACATTTGGATCAGTTTCATTCTTATAATCAGTAAGCAATTTCCCATCAAAAGGAATTGATGGTTTCAATGATCCAGATTGCAAATTTACAATGGGCTGTCTGCTTTGACTTTCCATTGCTTCAGTCAATTCAGAACTCAGTGTTAAAGCCATATGTACCTCTAACTTTCAGACAAAATTAAAAGACTCAAAGTGACGTCTTTACGTAAAGCAAAATCATGATCATAAGATAAATAAAAAGTACCAGATAAATCTATAATTTCACATGTATAAGTAGATTCATCTTCTTTTTTGGGATCAAACACTACTTGATTTCCAGCAACATACAATGCCAATAATTCATCATACATAGCTTGCATCATCGTAGCCCATTTTAAAGTGATAGTTTGCCCTACTGTAAAAAATCCCCAAGAAAAAAAGGCATAAGACGTATATGTTTTAGCTCCAGCAGTTGATCTACGTGGATGTATTAAAGGCATTGAATCAGGATTCTGCCTAAACTTATAACCACCAAGAATCATAGTTGACATCACAAACTCCTCTTAATCGTATTTCTAACTACATGTTCTGTTTCCTTTTTCATCTCTTTCTTAAAATCATCCAAAACCATTTTTATATTCATATTGCCATTTTCCATTGAAACATCAGCATTAGTAACATCAAATTTTCCACCCCCCTTATTCACCACTTCTATATTAATATTTTCTGGTCCGGATTTTATTGGTGGAAATTTAAAATTATCAGGTAAAACAGTCTCACCCTTCTTCAATATAGCTGGAAATTCATTAAAGGCCAACCCTTTTAATCCATCATGAAGTCTTTTGGCATTTTCAAAAATAGCAGCAGATACCATTCTAATAGGTACATCAGATTTTCCAACAGTACCGCCATCATGGTATACTCCAGGACCAGCCATTGCAAATGGAGATACATCAGCTCCCATAGTTGGAGAGGAACTACCCCCATTAAATAAGCCACCCATTCCATTAAATAGACTACCACTAAGCATATTAGTGAACAGTCCAATAAAATCTTGCGTTATAGATTCAGCAAGCATATCAGCCATAGAATCAAGAATAGAATCAATTAAAGAGTCAAAAGCATCTGACATTGATTCTGTGCCTCTGATAAAATCAGAAAATGCATCATTCCATGCATCTTTTACTTCAGTAGCAACTTCTTTTGTGATATCAACAATATCTTTATTAGTACGCTCAACTTCCTCAGCAAAATTAATATAGCCAAGTTTTATTTTTTCTAAATAAGAACCATGCTCTCTTATTCGAGCACGAAAAGCTTTTTCTTCTAACTCTCGTACTTCAATATGATGTTTTCGTAAAAACAGTTTTTTCTCTCTAAGAATACGTCTGTACTCTTCTTTATCAAATTCATCCATAGAAAGAAGATTGTTTATTTGTTCTTCATACGCCACTTTTCTTTCATCACCATATTCTTTTAAAGCATCCAACCGTCTACTGTAATTGGTATATGTGCTGGTTGTGACCTTTTCTATATCCGCTATAACTGCATCAGTTGCGCTGGAACTCTCTTTCAACCGATACCGTACTTCTTCTTCCTCAAGATCTAATGTAGCTAATTCCCTTCTGTATTCTGCCAATTCAACAGCCTTATCGTACATCACTTGATAGGATTCTACATAAGATTTTGCCCTTTCAAGTTCAGCTTCTTGAACTGCCAGTGCAGCATCTTTTTCCTGCTGTTTTGCATCCTTATATTCTTCAGCCGTTTTAGGATACAGTTTTGCAAGATCTTCAGTCTGCTTTTTTCGTGTTTCAACTATCTTCCTAACCATTTCAAGTTGCTTATCAGCTTTTTGTCTGATGTACTCATCTTCCGTAATTTCACCAGTAAACAATTTTTGGCTAAGATCAACATTGAATGTTTCAATCAAACGGTCATAATCACTTATAACCTTATCTACATACTCATTAATGTTCTTTGCTCTTTCATCAAGAATATCTTCTTCATTCTCTTTAAGTTCTTCCTGAAGTGCAGCAAGCTCTTTTTCTTTCTCCCTACGCATATCAGGACCAACAGCAATTTCAATTTCTTTTTCTTTTGCTTTAATCAGTTCCTGTATACGTTCCCGCTCAATGGCAAGCTCTTGCAACTTATTATTTCTGACAGCAGCAAGACGTTTACTGTATCCAGTCTCAATTTCACTTTGTATTTTTTCATTACTAGCTTCAATAAGAGAAAGCTCATTGTCTTTAAGTTCCTCTTTCAGAGATAACAATTCTTGCTGCTTCTTCTCTATTGCTTCTTTGCCTTCAACCTTCTCAAGCTCTTCTTGTTTTAGATCAATAAGCTCTTTCAGCCGTTCCCTTTCCACTTCCAATTCAGCAACAGCATTGCTTTGAATATTATTTAATCTTTTTTGGTATTGATTTTGAAGCTCTTGCTCATGTTGAGCATATTCTTCTTCAATCTCTTTATTGTCAGCTTTCATTGCTCGTTTGAAAGCTTCTATACGTTGTATTCTTTTTTGCTGATAATTATTTTCAGCGTCCCTCATTTCTTCAAGAGCTTGTATATACTCCTTTTTACCTCTGGCATTTTCCACACCACCATATATATCAACTAAATCTTGTACTCTTCCAGCTTTCTCTACAAACTGTTCTTCAGCTTCCTTCACATCCACGTCAGATATTTTCAGTATGGCAGTGCCTTCGGAAACCATGTCCTCAGCAGCCAGTCTTTCCCATTTGATGCGCCTTTTCTCGGCATCTGCCTCAAGCTTGGACATTCGTTCCTGGTAGAACTCATCGTAGTTGTCAAGGCGTTTATCTAGTATGTCTTTTTCCTGACTGAGAAGATCCTTTTGTAAGGATATAATTTCAGCTTGAAGTGCTTGCTCTTCCTTTACAGACAATTTGCTATTTTCAAGAATTCTTTGTTTGAATTCTAAAAGCTTTTCTGTCTTTTCCTTTTCTATCTTCAGTTGTTCTAAACTGCCTTCTTCAGCTTTATTGATTTCCTTATCATAAATATTATGAATGATGTTTTCAGAAACCTCATTCAAAAAGTCTTCAGTATTTTTTGCATTCTCTTTTAATGCTTTTTCTGTTTCTGTTATACGACTTCTTAATTCATCAGCCAACTCTTCTGATCCAGTAAGATCTTTTATTCTTTCATAATGATTCTTATATAATTGAAGTTTGCTCTCCAACTGATTTTTGACAATAGCAAACTCTTCCAGTTCAGTCGTTTCAGTTTGGGCTAATCTTTCTTCAGCATAAGCATCAAATTCATCAGTAAGCTCATCAATATTATCCTTAACAATGCCAAGAATAGATTGCATATCGAGCTTTGTTTTGTATTCATTGGCTAAAGCATTCAGTTTCGTTTCTGTATAATCAAAGTTCTCATCCAGAAACTCTCTGTATTCCATTGCCTCTTTTTCATTTTCTTCTCTTTCACCAAACAACTTGAACTTGTCTTTTACTGACAAATTAAAATCAGAAATAGTGCCGCTGATTTCAGCTAAATTCTGACTGATGATATTGTGCATTTTTTCAAAAGTAACACCACTTTCCTCAGTCATCGCATTGAATACATCAAACACATCTTTCTTAAAATCTTTAAAATCTTCCGGGTCCATTACTCGTTTAAGAGAAGCAAATTCCTCTTCAAAATAATCAGACAATCCTTCTTCAGTAGTAATCCCCTTAATACTCAAAGCTTCATGAAGTACTGGAATGATAGATCTTTCCATGTAATCTTCAAGCAAAGCTCTAAGTTCTTCTTCATCTTTTCCAAAAATAGCACGGAGTATGTATTCTGAAGTGACAAGAGATCCACTACCAGTCAACATAGCAGGAAGATTTAAAAAGAACTGCTTAAAATCCAAAAAGCCTTTTTTCTTAAAATTCTCAAAATCTTGATTATCTTCCATTTGGTTGATAATCTCTTCCATTGCCTTGGTAATGTTTTCCTTGGCAGCCTGATAACTTTCATCAGATATCTTCTCAACTGTAGCTCCAAGCTTTTCCATAGCTTCAATAGCTTTTTCGGAATTATCTTCAACTCCATCAGCCATGTCTGATAAAGTATCATATCCCAAATCTTGTGCTATAGAATCAGCTACTTCCTTAGCATCTTCCTCCATGTAATGAACAGCTCTACTGAATTCCTCACTACCCTCTTCCGCTGCTTGTTTGAGCACTTTTCCATAAGACTCTGCTGTTTTGGCATGATAAATCATCTCCTCACCAGCTTTCGCAGCAGCTTCAGCAGTTCTTTCATGGAAAGTCACAACCTGTTTTCCAATAACTATCAAAGAAGTCGCCACAGCAGCAGCAATACCAATAGGACCAGTCAACACACCAACAAATCTGCTAAGCATAGGTGTGACTTTACGTAAAATAAAAGACAGTCCTTGTAGTGCAGCAGTAACTGCCAATGTTGCGGTAGCCACTCCCATGACCTGGAGGGCCACAGGAAATCTATCTATGAACATTTCCGCAGCAGCAGCAGCACCACGCAAAGAATCAATAACAGCTTTTAAAACGTCATTTAGTCCAGCATCACCTAAAGCAAGAACAACATTCTTAGCCCTATCAACCAAGTTTTTGAGCTTTAAACCAAGACCTTCTTGCTGAGTAGCTGCCATTTCTGAAGCAGACCCAATTTCTCTGGTCTTTTCAATAGCCCTTTCTATTGCACCACCTTCTCCAGCTTCCCTCACAAGAATAGACACAACCTGAGAAGCACGTTTTCCGAAATAGTCACTGGCCTTGCCCATATCAACCATGCCCCTCTCAAAATCCCAAATAAGAGGAGCAAGATTTTTCAAAGCTTGTTGATAACCAACAATCTTAGGATTGAGATCATCTACTTTAAGACCAACATTTCCTAATTCAGTAGCTAAATCCTGAGAAGGATCAAGCATTCCTAACAAAGTCCTACGCAGACCAGTACCCATTGTACTGGCACGAATACCATTATCAGCAAGAGTCATTAAAGTACCAGCAAGCTGATTAATAGTAAGACCTGCTTGTTTTCCGGCAGCACCTACGTAGTTAAAAGCTGTATTGAGTTTATCAACATTGAGCTTTGAATTATTGATTGCATTAGCAAAAATATCAGCAGTTTCTGATGCCCTTGTTGTCTGCATTTGAAATGCGTTGACTGTAGTTGTCACCAAATCAACAACAACATCAAATTGCTCCATAGTACCTGTAGCAAGTCTTGACACGCCTGGGAGTGCTTGCATGGCCTGAACCATGTCAAAACCTGCCTGACCAAGTAATCGGACACCTTCTGCTACTTCAGTAGCTGAAAACTTAGTGTCTCTAGCAACTGTACGTATTATATCACCAAGAACTTGGGACTGACTTACTGTTATTTCAATAATAGCTTGAAGATTATGTAAAGCCTGATCATAATCGGATATGATCATTACGGCTTCACGAATAGCCTGAGTCAATTGCTGTATAATCAAAGCAGCAATAACAAATGCAGCAAATTGTTTTAAACGTGTATTTACAGCAGTGAATACATTTCCTAATGCACCTGCCTGATTTGCTAATTTCTTTTGTTCTTTGGCAAAATGACTTGTTCGTTTAGCTGAAAGACCTAACCTTTCATTCCAAACTTGATTAGTCTCATTTAACAAAGATTGATGTTTTTTTGCCTCAATGATATTATTTTTATACTGTTCAATCTTCTTTCTATGCCGTGTAGTCGATCTTCCGGCAGCTTCTCTTTTTTTCGCTTCAGCTTCTAACTGGTGAATGTACGTCTGATTTGTATGTACATACCTATGTATATTTTTGTAAGCCTGTAAAGTTGCGCTATTATATCTATGTAAAGAATCAATATTCTTTCCATACTTACCACCTAAATGGTCAAGAACATCAGCATGAGCTTTGTTATTACCAGCAATTTTCTTTATTGAATCAGACCACTCATCAGTGAATTCAAAACTTTGTTTCAATTGTTCTTGATATTTCTTAAAATGAGGATGCATCAACCCCATGCTTTCAGCAGCCTCATTTGTAAGACCGACAAAAGGTCTTAATCCTTCTTCATTTAAAGCCTGAAATCCTTTTGTTGTGATCTTTAAATTATCACCTTTGCCAAATACTTGGTGATACCCCTCCACCCGATCCATACTTTCAATAATTTCTTTATAAGCTTTATCCTCTTCTTTCAAAGCAGACGTTTGTGAGTATAAAGCTTCTTCCATTCTTTTAAGATTTTTATAAATCTTATTTGCTGCAACATCATTATCAGCATATTCGGAAGCCAATTCTTCATAAGCTTCCCGCATTTGTCTGGCATTCCGAATATTGTCTTTTTCTGCTTCTTGCAGTTCATTTAGGCGTTGTTTGTATACACTGACTTTGCTTGACGATTCGCTAATGCCCTCATTGAATTCTTTTATATTTTTTATTTGTTTGCTTTTTACACCTTCAAAATCTAAATCAATATCTGATTTCAAAGACTTTTTCAGATTTGAACTGAGCATATCGAGAGAATCAACTGTATCAAGTGTCATCTCATTGAAAGGCTTCAATCCATCTTTTGTCAATATTTTAATGCCATCTTTTGTGACCTTGATATCATTATTCAGTGCTGATTGAACAAGGGAGTATCTATCGGTACTATCTATTAAACCCCTCATTTCAGAATCAGCTTCATCAAACTGAGCTTTATAACGATCTAATGCAGAATGACTTTTTCTAAGAACACTGAGCCATTTTTCTGTAACGGCAGTATCTTCGCCCTTCGTATCAATCAATTTCTGAAGGGAACGAACATAGTTTTCATTACCTTCAGTAACGTCCATCTGATTTATTTTCTGATACTCTTTATCAAGCTCAGAAAGTGCATCAGTGACTTTTTGGATTGCTCGTACTTGTTCTTCAGAGAGGTTCAAAAAATCTTTTGCTGATTCATGATAAATTTTGAAACCACTCTTCGTTGGTTTCAAAAGACCTTTATCAAAAGCCTCTTGTAATTTATCAGATTCAAGAGAATCAACCCAACCAGACATATCATGTCCAGCATCTTTCAAAGCACGTTCAGTGCCATAAATAGAATCAGCTAAAGACTGGAGGGCTTTTTTGGCAGATTTGAGTCCGGCGGGATCAGAAAGGTCGGAGGCCCAACGTGCCCAAGCTTCTTCTAAAATTGCAATAGATTTAGCTTGCTCTTCAGCATCGTCAGATACTCCATCCATACTATCAGATATGGTAGCAAAATTCTTGGATGCTTCTTTAATAGAAGCATCATTCATCATACTCAATTGACGAGACAGCATTGCTAATGATTCAGCTAAGTCATGTCCTTTTTTATCCATATCGGACATTTCTTCACTGACTTCATCACCAACCCCATGTAGGTTACGAATCTCAGCAGCATATTCAGCAGCAGCACGGGCAATAGCTTCAAACATAGACCGTATACTATCACCCGTAGCTCCTGCTTGCTGACTGACGGATTCAGTAGCTGTCTGTATACCCTCAGCAATTGTCTTGAGCTTATTTGACACATCAGTTTTTCCAGCACTTTTTGCAGAACTAGAAAAAGCATCAAGCTCTTTTCTGAGAGCATTAAGGCCCTGTAACAGTCCACCTGATACAGCACCACTTATATAGACACCTAATTTTCCTTCAGCCATTATTAACTCCCAATATTTTTATTATTTACGTGGTTGTTTTTGTGCAGCTTTTTTATCTCTCCAATAAACATGTTTGCCCATCATTATTTGGGTCAATTGTTCCCTTTCTTCTTGAGTCAAGTGATCGTAATAATCAGGATCTCTAAAAACAGGGAAAGGTGATCTTGCAGCTTCTTCAAATAACTCTTCTTTGGTAAGCTTTCGTTCTCCTGTTTTTTCCTGCTTGTCTCTAATAGCTTTATCTAAATCATGCCCCTGCATAGAAGCATAAAATTTATAATCCAGCCACTTTTCATCAGAAACTTGTTTTTCTCCTATCTCAAATAATGCAACCAATTGATCTTTTGTTACACCACCTTCCTTATAGGATAATTTCGTAAAATGTTCTAATCTGTACCCTGGAAATCTCCTACATACCGTTGCAATGACCTCTTCAATGGAAACAGTTTCTTTGGAATCTAGGCTTGAGTCGCCTGATCCATCTTCACTGCCTTCTTCTTGAAGAGGTCTTTCAAGTTTTTTGACAAATCTTTATAATTCACATCAAACAGATTGTAGGCAATATCAATCATTTGATTATTTGTAACATCACTCATCGTGACATCATCAAAACACTTTTCAAGGATAAAAGGAATGGATTTATGGAGAGATGACAACAGAGATTGAATAATCCCCATTGTTTGATCCTTGTCAGTTTCATCAGCTTCTTTCAAAGCACCAGAACTTTCAAGGTCCATAATATAAGATAAGACTTCTGTGATTTGATCAGCCAGTTCAAATTGATCATTCAAGGAAAGAGGATACATATTTTCTGTACGTACTTCTCTTATACCAACTTGAACTTGACGTACTTCAGGAAGGAGACTGGTCTTTTCTTTCTTGCTGGCCATTGTAGACCTCCTAAACAGGGTTGTGTTGAAAAAGAAAGTTCCCTGCCACTACTGGAGTGGCAGGGTTGAATTACGTATTATTACAGATTATGAAAACTGGATAACACCCAAAGGTGCATCATCCCAAACAGTGCCATCAGTAATATCTCCATCATCTATAGCATCGAGAACTTCTTGTGTTTCAGAATCAGCACGTCGAGCTTCAATAGTCATGGGAACATTACTGTTATCTTCCTGGGCAAAACTGATAGATGCGGAACTGGAAATCTGCGCCCTTGGAAAAATGAAGAGCATCTTGTGTACCTTATCAGGGTAAGTATACACAGCTTCCATACGCACATTTTCCGGAGTAGATAAAGTACCCAAAGTAATTTCACCACTGTGATTGTCATCAAGTCCAGTGGGATCATCACCACGAGCCAAAGCCATGTTTCGTGGATGGACTTCTTTGAATTCCAGTTCAAAACTTGCCCGTTCACGCAATGGAACAACCACGTCTTCAAATGCCGGGAAACCAGATTCCAAACGCCAGAAATCAACTTCAGAATTAAAAGAAGATGAATTCAAAGCTCCCAAAGAATCAGTGGTTTCATTAAGGGCTGCTCCACGAGTCTCAAAATAAGTTTTCCAGTCAGGATTGACCAAAACTTTTGCCAATCCAATTGGAACAGTATCAGCAGCTCTCGTTACAGGACCAGTACGGGTAGTTGCCATAATAAGCCTCCTAGCTAGTTTATTTTAATATTATCTGGAAAAAAGTTGATAATATTCATGTGTCCACATTCATTTTCAGGACGCAAACATCTCATTTTGATTGATCCTAAAATTTCCATATGAACCACACTGCTTTTGCCACCATTGCGTTTACCAAACCGAAAAACAAAAATGCCGTTTGGTTTGCGCCGTAAAAGCTTTTTGCCACACTTTTCACAAAGCACCCATCCACCTTCAGGGATTTCTGTAGCATCAATCACCACGTACCTCCCCATGTTAAAAGGACGGAAATATACCTCAGCTTTGTGTTGTCTTTTGTTGTTGCAACACGACTCAATTCATCTACGGTAAGAAGTGATCCCCCTACAATAGTCTCATTATCTTCTGCATAAAAAATCAAATGATTATCATAGAGGTACTTCATAACCGTATCTATAAGAGTCGCAAGCTGGACACCCTCCAGATCATCTCTGGTAAAACAATAAACCATCACCATTTTTCTTGTTACTTGACCAGGAACTGTGTCCTGAATGTCCACAAAAACCCATTTATCCACGTCAGTTTCCGTCGGGGGCGACATTGTCCTGTCAAAGACTACGTAAAGACCTTCCACATTAACCAGATTTTCCACAAAGTACTTTTTTATAGAGTCATTTACAATAGACTCTTTGTTAATTAGTGGATACGTCATTGCCATCCCCCAACATATTAATCCCATACTGTTTGCAAATCCAAGTGACTGTAGGATACAATTTCTTGTTCAAGTAGTCTACCATTGCGACTTCTTCCTCATCATTCTGATCGTATACAATGTCAATACGATCTAGCAACGCCTGTAAATACTTAATATCCTTGGTATTAAATCCCAAAATAAAAAGTAGGTCCCTGCTTTGTGCATCTATAAATTCCATAATGGTTGTCCTCGTCTATTTTTTACGTTTCTTTTTTCGTAAAATTACACTCCTATCTTCCTTTTGAGCATTCATGAAATTGATTGCTTCTTGTATACTTCTGAACTGATAAAAATTTTCTTGATTATCTATTTGCCAAACCATATTTCCTAACATTTGATAACTACCAACAGTCATTTCCATTAAATCATCAGGTTCTTCTGATTCTAATTGAAATCCCTCATCATGGAACTCTTTGATTAATGGATCACCTTCTCTTTTAGATTCTTGAAAGGTTTCAAGTATGTCATCTTCAGGAGTTTCGTATGTTCCAGTAGGACCTGTGGGTTGGGTTGATTCATCACCCATATCAGAATCATCCCAAAAATCATCACTATCAACAGAAGCAAATTTAGAATACATGCCCATGTCATAATCACTAAATTTACTCGCACTCTTCGCAAGCCGTTTAAAGTATTGATTGTATTTATTAAGAAAGACCTTATCTGTAAGCTCAAGCAACTTCTCCTTTACATACATATGAAAAGCAGGATAAAACCAGGGTCTTGGGGGTTGTGAATGTTTTTCTTTCTTAGTAGGTCTTCCTTTCTTGCTCTTCTTAACTCTTTTCTTCGGTGTTGGTTGATATAAAGATTCTCCAGAAGCCCCACCACCAATACCTTCCATACCAAATTCTAAGAGACTACCCACCATACTGACATCAGTTATTTTTCCTCCACCCATATATCCCGGAACGCCACTTGAATACTTACCAGTTACAGTTACTGCCCATTGACCACTTTTTCCAGACCATTTTATTGCTCTGATGGAATCAGCCAATGTACCACTAGCAACACCCAATTTAGATTTGTTGGCTGAATGATATTGGGCTTTTGTATCTTTCCAAAATCTTGATAAGTCGTACCGCAATGCAGGAATTTCATCATTTTCCAATAACTTTGTTTTAATATATGCAGCCAAATCAGTAGCTACTCTATAAGAAAACAAACCACCACCATCATCTCCACCAAACCATTTCACGAAATGGTTATGAAGATCATTTACATGATACTTCATTTTTTGTGCATCTTCAGCAATTTGGTAAAGATCTTCCAGCCCGTAAAGATCAATTGGATGTTTTCCAGCAGAAACTCTTTGCCTTGTAGAAACAGTCCTACCAGTACTTTTGGATAGGGGCGATAAGCTACTTGGTTTGATTTTAGCCATAATCAAGCCCTTTCATCAGCACGAACTTTGCAAATTGATACGTTATTCAATCTTCTTGGTTCAATACCAATTACTTCTAATTTATCTCCATTAGTCAATTCAAATCTATGTTTGACTTCAATTTCCACATTTCCCGATAAATGAAGATTCATTTCAAAAGAAGGAAATTCACCATAATCTTTACCAGACAATAATTTATCATCAGGTAATCCTGTTAAAAGAGCAGGAACGTCTTCTTGTAATATGTTCCATGTAGGTGTATAAGACACACTTCCTTCTGGCCTTACATGAGCCATTTTCTTTAATGCCCCTACAACATTGCACCTGTACAAAACACATTCATAAACAACTATCTGATTTTCAAATTTTGGAGAATTCATTGCAGCTATAAGATAATGTACTCCTTCATCATCAGTAACTACATCCCCTGGAGCTGCATTTGTATTATAAACAAAAGAAGCTCCTATAATAAATTGTGTAAGAAATGGACTGGATGCCTGAACACTGTATTCCATGTCTATTTTTTCTTGAAATTCCCTGCCATCAGCTTTATAAATAGTAATAGCAGTCCCTAATTCATCAAAAACTTCTGCAATATCAGGTCCTATACTCATACATACCCCCCTGGAGTTGTGTCATACCCAAGAGAGTGCAGATATTTTGTAACATCCCTGCCATATTGGTCATAAACAAAACCATTACGAATATAGACACCGAACATATCAGTTGAAGAAACATCAATTAAGGCCAGATCATTTTCCAATGCCCACCTGTACTCTTCATCCATTGTTTTGATAAGAGCAAAATAATGCTCAAATCTTTGGTTCAAATTGATTTGTTTGTATTTGAATTTATGAGCTGAAACAGTGCATAAGACATCAAGAGCATGTCTTTTTCCTCTTTTTATAGCCCATGATTCTCTTGTCAATTCAGTTATAGGCAGGGTCCATCCTAATTCACTCAAAGCTTGATTTATTGCAAATTCAATCTCTGTAGGTTCCAGATGATTATAAGCAGCCCCCAAGCCCCCTTGTAGTTTTGATTTAAATTCATCAACCGAATTTATTGCCATGATAACCTCCTAATACAAAAAAGGGGCTGCCCCCTATACAGTGACAACCCCTTAGTACATGAGGGCTAAAAAGCCTCTACTTCTTTTTGCTGCGTTTTGAAGACGGTGTCTTCTTTTTCTTTGTTTCTTTCACTGCTGGTGCATCTTCTTCCTGGGCCACTTCAGCATCCGGTCTGACAGAAGCTTTGGCAGCAGGAGGAGCCATAGTGGTTGTTCCAACACTCGTGTCTTGGAGTGTCACTGCCTCATCTTTTGCGTTTTTAGAAGCTGCCTGGGGTTTGGGTTGGGTAGGCAGTTTCCCACTCAAAAGACGTACCGTATTGGCTCCTCTCTTGGCCTCGCTAATAACAACATCAGGAATCCCTTTTTCTGTTTTATCAGAATAAATTCCTTTTGGAATCATTTGTCCATTCGGAGCTTTTAATGTCCACAGTACTTCTATTTTCATAGATTGATTCTCCTAATACTGATGCTATTAAGCACCAACTTTAAAGTTGATAACAAGGTCAGGATGATAAAGAACCGGAAGTCCCTTATTACGCACACGCAACCAAATTCCATCCGGGTCCCAATTTTCATGCTGATCAACCTGCTGGCCCCAATATCGTTCCAGGCCAAAAGGTGCATTCATGAATTCAGCAGCAGGCTCACCTTCCTTGGAAGTGCTGAACATGGTGATCCTATCTTCTGTCATGTACTTTCGGCGCAGAACGACACGGTCACGTTGGGCCTTATAGCTATTGGTCGGACCTTCTGTCACAGTAATCTTGTTATTGGCACGATCCACAGATTCAATGGTCAGATCTTCCCAAACATACTGCTTGGTCATATCAAAAATACGCAGAACACCACTATTTGCTGTATCATCAAAATCAGTAGCATCTTCAACGTAAATATCAGTACCGCCAGCAGAAAGATCAGTGGTCAACCAGGATGACACTTCATAAATCTCATCATAGGTAGCCAACTTGCCACCAAAGCCAAGCAGATCCCCAAGAACCTTAACAGGATTATTGAACAAATCACCTTCACCAAAAGTAGACTTCTGCAAAAGACCCTGAATATCCTCGTCAAACATCAGCTTGCGAATGATTTTCCGTGTAGTAAGAACATACTCAGGTTCACGACCAACATTGTCCACATAAGTATCCAGAACATCGAAAGTATCCTGCACAGGCTTGGCCGAGCTGCCCATAGCACCATCATCTTTGATCCACAGTTCTTCACCAGTCAGGGCAAGCTTGTGTTGCTCAGGAATGCCATAATCAATAGTGAACTTCAAACCCTTTTCTTGCTGATAGGTCAAAGTACCATCAAAAAACATCTTGGCAATCATCCACTCCCGCCGTTTATCAGACCGAGTCTTCAGACGAAGCTCTTTACGGCTCAACTGCCGTTCAGCAGTCATGTATTGAGATTCAGTCAAAGGTTCACGCAGGTTGTTCAGCATCTGCTCATCCAAAAAGGTCTTTTCCTTCCAGAAAGCAGCCCGAGCGGAACCTTCCGCAAACAACCATTCATCTCCCATGACAGGAGCCGGAGCACCCGGCGCAGCAAAAGGAGACATACCGCTGGTCCCGTATTCGAGCAACCAGCGAATGCTGTCACTTGGGTAATTGTTACTTGGAAACATGTTCAAAAAGAACAAATCTTTTGCAACGGGCATTTGTGAAACTACCCGATTAAGAACTTCCAGACGCAGTGCGTCAATTCCATTTGCCAATCCTTTCATATTACAAACCTCCGTATGTGCATCAAAAGCAATTTATTTGAAAATAGTGTACATTCCATCTTCGGTTGCACCGAGATCAGTCAATGCCTGAGAATCCATATTTTTCAAAGTAGTATTCACCAAAATACCATTGGAAACGAACATAGATGCATGAGCACCAGTAGGATTGTCAGCATCACCAGTAGCACAATCTTCATCCAGGATACCAACGGCCTTACTCAGATGAGTATTGCCACCATCATTGGTATCACCCTTATGATACACACAGGCATTGTTGGCAGTTGCAAAGGCATTGGAAAGCTCACCGGAAATAGTGATCTCAGCCATTACATCATTGTACTCATCATCAATACTGGTAATGGTGACTTCCTCATAGGTAGGACCATCATCCTCAGCCAGTACAACAACATCATCTTCATCAAAACGTCCTACTTTTGTAACATCAATGTAGAACTTTGAAGCGGTCGCATCAGCATTTGCCAACAGCATCACCCTTGCAGGATCAGTAGAAGGAGTAAGATCAGCCCAATCCGCAGCAGCAGCATAAGGCACAAGCTTGTCTTGAGCTGCATTACTTCCATCGTACATCACTGCCAAAGGTGTACCAAGCTCCAAATTCCCAAAACCACCCTTGATGGTTTTAGGAACGATCAATGCTACTCCACGATCAGAGTAGAACAGCATTTTTTGGCGAAGCTTGGTGTGCCCTTCACGATTCACTTGTGGGTAATTTCCCCCCAATCCAGCAGTACTTTTACCAGGTCCAATAGGCATATTTATACCTCCATTTTACAATGAGTTATGTTATAAAAGTGATTATTACTCAGACTTCTCAGGAACCTTGACACCAACATGGGCAAGAATACGTTGTGTGATACTATCAGCATCTTCCTCAGAAAACTCAGTGCCCTTTTTGCCCGGATTTACCACATTGTTGGACTTACTGAATCCACGCACAGGCTCACCAGTACCAGATACTTCAGCCAAAGAAGCTTCCCAATGCTGAATTTCAGCATCAATATCCTTATGCAGCTTTTCAGTATCAATTTCATTCTGTTCATTGATATAAGAATTGTAGGAAAATCGCTCAGTAAAACGATCATGCAGACGAGAAGGAATGTTACTGTCTTTCAGCTTGTCATTGACAGTATTTTGCACACTGAGCTTGAGATTGCCTTCCTTACGCAGGATATTCTCATTTTCCAGTGCAGATACACGCTTGCCCAAATCTTCATTCGCCCCGGAAAGCTCAGTATTCTTCTGCTTCAAACCTTGGATTTCCTGATCTTTCTTGGAAATCTCTTCAGTAAAAGCACCTTTGATTTCTTCAGTCAACTCAGCCACAAGCTGAGGGTACTGTTCTTTCAGCTCAGACAACTTCATAATTTTACCTCCATCATCAGGTTCTTGTGTTTCCTTTGAATCCACTTTTTTACCTTGTTTGATAATATCAACACTCAACTCCACATTCTCTTCATTATCAGATAATGCTTGAGATTTGGTATTGCTGTCATATCCATGAACACATACAGAAGTTTCCCTATAAATAGATTTACGAAAAACAATGCCAGGACCTTTCATGGTCATGCCATTAACTTCCGTTTTTTCATCTTCTCCAAGTTCTTCTATTACAGTGGGTTTAATACTGATAGAAGCTTGGTAGGGAAATCCTGCTTTTGAATTATCGTAAAATTCCTGGGCAACTGGATTGTTGAGCAATTGAATTTCAGCAAATTCAACTGCACCTTTATCAGTATCCGGCAACTTATTAGAAAAGCCAACCTTTCTATCAGTGTTATGCTCTTCAAGAATAGGATATCTTTTCCGTTTGAATTGAATACCAGATACATCAATAGCCAAGTCACCCCACAACCAATGACCCTTGATTACTTTTCCAGAATACGCAAGCAATGCCGCTTTGCGAGGTTCATCATCATTACCTTCTGATAACTTCACAACGGCAGCATCATTAATGCACAATCCTGATTTTGGAATCTTCATATTGTTCTGGAGTGCCATTGATGCTCCTTGTTCCGAATTATTTGACTTTTTTGATTTCTTTTTCACTTCACCACGATGAGTTTTTCCATTCTTGTCAGTACAATACTTGACATATTCCCCATCGTCTAATCCATGTTTTTTAGATGGTCCGGAAACAGTTCGTACTTTCCCACCATTTTTCACACATTTTTCAAAAGCTTTTGGCATGATCAACTCCTTGACTACATGTTACCTCCTCAAAATGTGTTGATGTTGTGTAGTCTTGACAGGTAAAAAAAGTATAAGACATAAACAACACATTGATCAAGTCCCTTAGATACCAGAATCATTTTGTGCGTTTTGACTTCTTACTATTCTTGTCCTCAGTACCCCCGGAACCCTTATCATTCCTGTTTTTTGGAGGCTCAGCCTCTTCCCTTTCTTGAACAGATTCAGCATCTTCATTAGCTGTAAGTTCCGGGTAGTACTCTTCCTCACTGATACTTTTTCTCCGCATACTATCGTAATTAGAGAACCCCATCCTCTTCGCAATTTCAGATGGAGGAATTCCAAGAGTATCAACAACACTTCCATGCTTTGTGCCCAAGAGAGCTTTTGCTGTACTTTCTAAATCATCAAGTTTAGAAACAGGCAAACATATCTCAACCAGTTTATAAGAAGGAACTCTTTTTCTCCTACTCTTAGCTTCCTGATTTTCAAAATGAGACACAACCTTTGTATAACGGAACTCCTTAAAATCAGATACAACTGACCTCAGCTTAAATATACCTCTCCAAAATATTTGGAGAAACCTATAAAAGTAAGCTAAATCATCATAAGTCCTATCGCTTTGTGGACCTTGTGATGCTTTAACTGAAGCATACGTACTCCTATAATCACCTAACATAAGATCCTGAGGTTTGTTCAAACCAGAAGAAACCATCTGCATAATATCAGTATCTGAATCTGAAATATCAGGCAGTTTGGGAGACAGCACATTCATTGACAAACCAGGAGGCATTACCAATGTACCTCCAGCGTCTTTGGGTTGCATGATTCCAGTCTCTTTTCTATCTTCCTCACTAAGAGCAAGCCAAGCTCTAAAAGATTTCAAATTCTCTACCGTAACAACCCACAAATAAGCACCACTTGATTTCTTATGATTGATTTCATACTTCTTTAATTCTTCATAATAATTTACCCATTCAATAGTAGTTCTAATATGGGAAGCGTTTCTTTGTGTAAGAAAACTTCTGTCCCATACTACAATGAATCGATAAAATTTATTCAGTTTTTTATAAGTCCTACTATTATCAACAGAAAAAGCCAGCTTCTTTTCATCATAATCATTGTGTGTTTTTAACACATTAAGAAGATCCGGAAAGTATGCAATATTTATAGATGGAACAAGAACCTGATTTTTCCTATTAGCCATACGTCCATCTTGTACACTGCGGACTTTACTATGACTTCCTCTGTATCCAGACTTATCCATATTTATAAGATAAGCCAAAGGAAATGTAGTCTTGGTAGGATGAAATAAAATACCTGAATCATTATCTCCACCAGGGCCAATAATAGCTGGATCAACAAAATCAACTTCAATAAAACCATCAGTATGTACAGTGAACATAAGATGCAATTCACCTTCAATCTCAGCCCGGCCCACATACTTAGGAAAATTGATCCTTAAATCATTTCTAGGGTCATCCATGATTTCTTCAATAACTGTATCTATCTCAAAAACAGAAGATGTAAAATCAAAACCCCAACCAGTAAGTCTGCCAGCAAAATCTCTAACGTGAGAATTAATTTGTGGATTCTTTCCAAATTTATCCCAACATTCAAGCTGAAGATTTTTTAAATTGCTATAATCATTTTTTGTTATCAGTGGAAATCCATCAGCATCTGCTTTTGGTGCAGCAGTTGCAGGAGGTGCATAAGATGGAAATGTAAATTGCACAGAACGTAAAACATCATCAGGCATGTTCAATAAAGAATCTACAACTCTTTGGTCATTTAATGAATGTGTACTTAAACTTCTTGGGGAGATCTGCTCAATATTCGATTTAGTTCTTTTTGACTTCATACTTTTTGTCTCCTATTATTTTGAGGGCTATAAAAAATTCCAAACATCTCTTTCATTGATTGTAGTTCTCTTAAATCATCTAATGACAACTCCCGACCACCATACAAACACAATGCTAAAGCAAACATACAGTCGTCTTGTATCCCACCACTTTCATTTTTTTGAGGAGATCCATACCATTTTCTTTCTGGATCATAATCAAAAGATCGCATCTCTTCCCTCAAAATATTATCTTCTTTTGAGCCAGCAATAAAAACAATTGGAGCCTTAAATAATCCTCTTGCACACGCTTGATACAATTCAGTAAACGCCGCTTTTTGTAATGTATAAGAAGGAAATACTGCTTCAAAAGAAATATCCATTTCTTCGCACCAGTCTTGCAAATCCCACACACCCCATCTCTCTGAACAAAAAGTATCTATTCCATCATATTCATCATGTATTGCTTGTAATTCATCCTTAATACCTCTTAAAGATGCATCTTGTATATGGCTTACATGCAATAAGATATTTATGTATTCAATAGAATTTTTGTCATGTTGCAAAGTCTTGTACCTTGTTTTACTGCCAACGGCCCCTTTAGCAGCAGCCACCAACATTGTCCTTGCAGAAGAAGTTGTGGATAATGGGTCTGATCTATCCAATCCAGTTTGAATTGCCCAATTAGTATCGAATGTCTCTCCTAATTTTTTAAGAGTTTCATAGGAAACCATAGACGGTAATCCATTATTACTCAATGTATATACTTCATCTACCCTAATGATTCTATCTAAATTAGAATCGATCTCATTGAGTATTGTCATACTTATGTCTTGGTCTATAGCTTTTTGACTACGTTTTGCTCCTGTTTTCTTGTTCCCTGCCCGTACATTGAAGTCCCTTGCAGTAACTCTCGGCAGGTTTTTAGTACGTTTGCTCTTCTTTGTTCTTCTGGATTTGGTTGAATGTACTCGTCTATTTCTCCTATTCACCTTCTCTAACTCAGCCCTGAGACTCAAAACCTTCTCATGTGTTTTTGTTATCTTTTTTGTCAGTATTTTTGAAAAGCCAATTTCAGAATCTATACCTATAGAATTCACAAGCTCGACAATTTCAGGAGTAAAAAGCTTTCCTGTAGAAAGTTCCCATGAGTTTTTAAAGTATCTTTCGAACTCTGCTGGAGGGAATCTTGATTTATAAGAAGTCAATTGCTTCTGTGTCATCCTGGGATGCCAGAAGTCTCTATAATCAGCTTTTGGTGAGCTTCTATGACTGAAATAGAGAGCTTCATCAGTACCTTTCTCATAAGACTTAAATAATCTATAAAGAACATGTTCTTTTGTAGACACTGTACTGTCAATCGTTCCCAAAGCCAAAGGAATATTACGAGTACTTCCATCTAACTGTACGAAAAACTTTGGATCTTTCATATCAAACATTTCTGAAAATGTATATCCAGTAATATTAGATACGATTCCACTATAAGATGAAATACTTCGTATTGCTGACTGCACTTCATTTTTATGATTCATCAAGGCGATAGACTTTTCCTGAATATTTCTCTTACCAACAATACGTATAAGATTAGGACTATTCAAGACCAAGTCCCTTATCATGTCGTAATGGACAAATTTAGACTGATCTTTTGAATTCGCCCCAAGAACTATTTGCTGCCTGGGAAACATGAAAAATTTCCACATCTGAATCAAACAAACTACTAAAGATTTTCCTTCACCACGCATCCAACAAAAAACAATCAACTTATAAAGAAAGTCACCATCTATCATCTGGAGAGCTTCTTTCAATTCTTCTTTCTGCTCACACCACATTCCCCAAAAAGATCTACCAGTAATTTTATTCAAC